TTAGGCCAGATCAGGGGCTTGTCAGGCTCTGCGATTCGCGCAAGAGAATCAAGCATGTCGTCATGCATCGCCACAGGAAAAGGAACAAATTCTTGCTCAATAAAAATGCCTACAAGTTCCCTTGTCTGCTTTTCATAGTCCGTTTTATGGATGCTTTGCGGAAGAAGAATGTTCCCCTGCTCAAATAACGGAATCAATCGCTTGATGCGGTCCTGTTTAGAAGATGCGCCAGCAACCTCAACAATTTCAAAGCGATAATTTTGTTTTACTTGTTCGCTTTTTATATGCTGAATGTCCGCCATCATCCCGTATCTCTCATAACGGGTCTGAATTGGTCGCCACTTTCTATGCAAAGAAATAAGAGTTGACGCTCGTTCAGTTAGGTTTAACCTGTCTCGAATCATGTCCAGGATGTAGTAATTTTCATCCTGACCTAACCCGACAACCCACATTGATGTGTAGTCGTTTGATGGTCGCTTACCGTTCGCAGCGTCAACCAAGATATATCGGTTAGTGCCGCTCTTAGCGTCCTCTGGCGACCCTTCGTAATACTTGACCCATTCGCGCCTGAAGCCTTGCGTTGAGTCTGCCGTAGGGTCTTGCATCATTTGTGCGCCAAATGTGTAAGGCCCCATATCCCGGCGTTTTTTGGCAATTTGCTCTTTGGTGAGCAATACAGGTTTACCATCTATTTCGCCGTTTTCCGTCGCCTTATAGATTCGCGGAATGAACGTCTTTCGCTCCATCATGGCGCGATAGGTATCGTTGAAGTGATACCGCGTACCGATCATCCTTCGCCATTCGTTGCCCTGGCTTCCAAGGTTGAAACTTAGCTCGATTGCAGATGTTGTTTTTGCAATCATTTCCGGCGTGCTGACAGACTCCTTTGTTACTGTGTCGTCATACACAAGCCCGGTAAAGTGCTTACTGGTCGGCTGCCCATCAACCAAACCCCACGCCTCTAGCGTTGATTCCTTTGGGTTTGCTTTTCGTTTTACTACTAACCCGTCATCCTCGGACCACTTCGGAGATTCTTTTGCCGGGTTATCAAACAATACGTCATCAAACAACTTCTTTAGAAGCTCGTTTGTCTCCAGCTCATACTTGATCTGACGCAAGAATCCTTTGGCAATCGGCCTTGTATGGCTAAAGATTCCTATGCACTGCTCTCTTTCAATTACAGGCTCTTCGCCGTGACTTGCGAGAATGTCCTGAATTGTCTTGGCAAACGTGATGATTGTTGATTTATAGTGATCCCGCGCCCACAAATCAAGATGCTCATTCGGAGCCTTCTGGACTTCCTTGCATCTTTCAAACAACCACTGCTTTTCAATGTCTGAGCGTCTAAGCCCATACCAAAGCAGGAAATAGAGGTCAGTTCGGCAAAGGTGTCGGGTTATCCTGCGCTGATCCTGGCCCGAGCAACTCTTCAATGCGTGCAGCAATTTCCGATATGCTGCCATGCTCGATAGAGCCGGAATGGTTAACACTGACATCCTGTTTGTCTCGCCATTGCTCTGCTCTTCTGTTCTTTAGCCAGAAAATTCCAGCGGTAGTATCTGGCGGGTAGTATTTCCTGATTGGAGTTTGTACGATTTCCCCACTTACGACGCGAATATCAACTTCTTCATGCTCGTAGCCAATAGCGCGGGAAAACAAACTGCGCTCTACTCGCTCATCCGCATCTTCTTTGCCACTCTTTAAGGCATGACAAAAGGCGTCATTTTCGGCCTTCCATCTGTATATGGTACGAACATCAACGTCAAAGAAATCTGCAATCTCAATGTCAGTAGCCCCTAACTTACAAAGCTTTTCCGCTTGAGTAACAAACTCTTCTTTGAACTTACTTGGTCTTCCCATGCTTTGGAATAGATTTGTGAATAGGATATGCGCAATCAGACTACCCGAACGGGCTTGCGTTGCTGTTCTCGGCTCTACCTGAACACGAATGCCGAATCCGCTATGAAGTCCAGCCATTTGCCCGTGGCTGGCTCAGCAGGCTTACTGAGTGTTGTGCGGGGGTTTGTAAGTGAGGGGACGCGAAAGCTGCGTGGACACTGCCAATATTGCTTGATGCTTCGGCCCCTCTGAAACAACAAATCCCCGACTAATCGAGGCTTCTTTAGTGACAGCTCCCCCGCCGCAAAGCAGGGAAACCGCGTATTCGCACAAACATTTTCTACATTATTTGCGGTTTGTCAATAGGTTTTGCAAAATATTTTAATGCTGATCTCCATGCATGATGCCAAATCTCAATTGATGTTGGCCCTCCAAGTTCTCCACCGCTCATCCTATTTGCCACGCCCCATCTCTTAAGAAACTCAAAAAATTCTTCATCTGCCTTTTGTTCAATTAGCCTGTCGTTTTCAATCACGCTTCCTCCAGTTTCATAGCTATCCGATTCTTCACCATATCCCGCGCCTGCACCAGCTTGTCGGCTACATCCTGGCGGCTGCATGCGGCTTCCCTCATGATTGCTGATACTGGCACCCAAGGAAAGCAATAGGCCCATCTCAGGATGGTTCTATGGGGCTCTGGCGTCCACCGTACAGCCCGCTCGATCTCCAGATTGTCCACGGGGCTTGCCTGAACCGTGATAACCGGCATTTCCCACTGCCTAGCTTTGCTTCGATACAACCTGAACATCGGGGCCACGTTTCCGCCCGTTGGGTGTCGCGTACACCAATGGCCCCATTGCTCTAGCCGAATGTGAATGGCATCTTGGCGGGTTGGGATGCTGGAGAAATCAACGGTACGGCTCATTTAGCTTCCTTGTGTTTGCACCCGACGCAGTTTGGATCGTTGTATTTGTCGTGCTTCTTGTATTCGCATTCTTTGGACATGCGGAATGGAACTTCTGCCATCTTTTGCATACGGCTGTTTCCGTAATCAATCCAGCCATCCTGAACCTTCATTGATTCACGGAATGGCTGGCGGTTAAAGCATCCGTTCATAGCCCGAGCGCCCAAACTGAATTGATGATTGGCTTCTTAGGCTTGTTTACCATCCTTCGCACCGTTGGCTTAGGCTCTACGTGGGCTTTTTCAATCAGATATTTCCAGCCGTGAACCACCTTGAATCGCATCGGGTACATGCTGGCGTCGCATTCCATTAGCCCGTACTCCACGGCACGTTTACAAACATTGGTTGCTAAAGTTGGCTGCCGCTGCATCCCGGCCCGTACAAATAGTTCATAAGCCTTTAGCCATGCTCCATCGTGTTCCGATGCTTCGCAGATAGCGCGGATTTGGTTTCCGATTGCTCTAGCCAATTAGTGCTCCCCAAGGATTTGCGTAATCTTTCCAAACATCATGATTCTTGATTCCCCCAACGGTTGCTTTTGCAATCCCGTACTTTTCAGCAAGTTGGACGTATGTTTCATCTGAGTTGCGAATCTCTGCTACCTGTTCGATATTCAGCTTTCCCCAGGTTCTGGCTTTGTCGCTGATTTTCTTGCGGCGCTCAAGCCGATACGGGAATCCTGTTCTCTCGACTATCAGTTTTGCCATCTGACGTTTTGTAACAATCAAAATGTGATCGGGACAGATACAGAGATGATTTCCGCACTTGTTCGTGACAATCTTGTTTTCAATGTTCAACCCGAGCATTTCGCCAATCACGCGCCTGACGCCTTGCTGTTTTTTGCCAATGTGAACCTTTGGCGTTCCATTTCCTGAACAGGCGTTCTGCCATATCCAGCAATCGCCATCCTCGATGCATCGTTTGCGGAACCATTCAATATCCTTCACTTCACAAGCCTTTCAATTGTGTCTGCCAGCATTGACATTTCATTTTTCTTGCCTAACAGAAATGCAGTTCTGTCCCCGTGAATCCCTTTGCTGCCACGGTGGCAGGAAGGGCAAAGTGGAATCACAAGGAAGTTGCTGTTTCTCTGCGCCATGCCGACGCCTTCGCGAACATGGTGCAGTTCTACCGGCTCAGTTCCGCAGTTAGCGCACGACAGTTCGGCTACGCGGCTCATGTGGGCTTTGTCTGTGTTTCTCATTTGCGCCGAAACCCAAAATCTTTACCTTTTATTTTTACCAATCGACCGTCTGGGTGATGCCACACAACGCCCTCAATATCTTTACCGCGCAGATACTCTCGCAGTTCGTCAAAGGTGCGTGGACAGTCTTCTAAAACTTCGTCTCCATGTCGAACAAGAACATGCGACTCGTATCCTTCTGGATTGCCTTGAACTTTTGGTCCGCACAGTTCGTAAGTTGCCCCTTCGATAGCAACCCATGTTTTGTTTAAAGCTTCTCGGTGCCTTGCATCTTCTGGGCCGTCTCCAACCGGAATCCACCCAGGAATATCTCCAGTAACTTTGTCAGGCTCTTGAGCTGGCTCAAACCCAACAGGAGCAGTTTTCCCGGCCTTTAATTCGTGTCGTTTCCATAATTTTTTATCTCGCCACATGCAGCAAGTTCCATCAACTTTGCGGGTTGCAACGCCTTCCCCTGCAATAACCCACTCAGCACCATGAACTACTTCATTGCAAACAAGCCTGTCTCCATCGTAGTTGCGTTCAAAAAGAGATACTGTCTTTTTCATTTGCTTTTCCTTCCAATGCACTCATACCAAAACACACCTTTGACAAACCATCCGCCATGTTTCTCGCATTCATCTTTTTGACTGTATGCAAGCATGGTTGAGGCTGCGCCTACTGCAATCAGTATTACTAGGGCGATCTTTTCGATCATTTCAGTGCCCTTTCCTGATTCCTGTTGTTTGCTGATTCAGTGCGCCAGATTTCAACCCTTGCTTGTGCGGCTATCAAATCCCAGCGTAGTTTTTCTTCTGTCTCCACGGCTTCCTTTAACCCTTGCAGTAACTCAATATATTCAGGATGCGCGTAAGCGAATTGCTCGCGTGCGTTTGCAGCTTCTGCGGTTGATTGCGACATCAACAGGGCTTTTTTTGATTTTCTGAATTCATCCAAAAATACTCGATTGGCTTTTGCCTGTGCAAACTTACTTGCATTGGCAAGGATGTAATCAACTGCGCGATTTGGATCGGTTTGCTTCATTTTGTTTCCTGCACACAGATACCTCATGCCTGCATACACAATTTTTATTTGCAAGCCAATCGTCTATTGAATCCCCATCTTTCACAAACCACACTGTTCCATCTGGATTTATTTGATCCTCTGAAACGGTTCCATATCCAATCCACCCGGAAATCAATCGAACTTTTATTTTTATCCTGTCACCACGTTTAAGCAATTTCTTCATTCAATCACCTGCGTAGTAATGATCTGCACGCCGATTGCAACCAACATTGCCCCTGGCTTGTCTCCGGCTACGTAGTTCAAAAGGATGGGCCGGAAACGCTTGTCGTTGACTCCGAGAGCGTCAGCTATTCCATCTAGCTGCGCTTTTGCCGCACTGAGGCAGTTGTCCAGGTCCCGATGCCGCTTATCAGGGGCAACAAACACGATTGACACGGGTATTGCCCTGCCATCATCCTGAAACCCGCTCATGGCTTGTTTTGTGGCCTCTACGGCACCTTCACGCGCAATTGACTTGACTTCGTTGGTGCTTGTCCAGTGCTTTCCGTTTTTCCGGTTCGGAAATAACGATGCTGGCGGGAAAGGTAGACGGATAATCATTCAACCCTCACAAACCATGTGTATGAACCACCACGGCACAAAACCCTGCTAACCAAATCAGAGCCTTTACGCTGCGCGTATCGCTGGCACTGCTCTTTTCTTGTGCAGCCTTCTCCCTCGCAATGAATCACAACCAGCCTTTCGTTTTCATCCACTCAACCCGTTTATCTGCGTCACTTGCCTGATTCCATTTGTCGCAATGCCCGTTAGCTGCCTTGTATGTCCATACTGGCAATAGATGGCAACGGAATAGGCCAACCTTGTTTGCTTCTTTTGGTTCGCTTTTTAGGTGTTTGCAGGTTGCGCAGATATTCATAGCCCTACGCAATCTCCTAACGTCCATAGGCACCATGTAATCACTGATTCAGGCACATCACCACCAGCGCGGACCAGGTCAAGAATCCTGGCGGCTTCGCGTTCTTCGTAGTTGTAGTGATTTCTCATGCTGCTCCGCTTACCGTATTGGCGATGATTGCTGCCGCTGCGGCAGTAATAGCAACCCTTGCTGCTTTGTACGAGGGACTACCCGGCAAATACGATTCAGAGCAGTAAATTGAATTATTGTTTGCAGATGTAACTGTCACTGTGCCGTCAAGTCGTCCAATACTCATGCATAGTTGCAGATCATTTGCGAGTCGGAATGCATCACCATCGTTTTCTAGCGAATTCCACGGATACCACTTTGGGTTTCTCTCGCCTAGCTTGACACATAAACGCCCCTCAAACATTTCTAGTTTGTATCCGGCTGCTTTTGCGGCATCTTGTAACAGTTCAATATCTTTTGTCATTTCTTTATACTTTTGTGCAGTATCTGTATATATTTTTTGCGATATCTTTGCACCAATCAGTGTGATATGTGGCCATTACCCACCAAGCGCCATCATCACCGCCTAAAAAATGTACCTGATTGCCGTTTTGATAAGTGCCAAAAACACCCTCTTCTCCGCCAACAAATTTAATACTTTCTGTCGGTATTTTTTTGTATTCGTCGGCTGGAAACCTAACCCAAGTTGTTTCTTCTGTCATTTAGCCATTCCTTTCTAAAACGCTTATACAGTCATGCTGACGCCTTCAGTCGTGCAATCTGCTCACGAATTGCCGCTGGCATGGGTTTGCAGATTTGTTTGTCACGCTCGATCTTCTCCAGAGCTGGGTCTTTCTCTGTTTTCGGTGTTTCTCGCTTGGAAACCTCGAAAACCCCACGGTATCCATAGATTGCGCTTTTCTCTAGCGATGCGTTGCAGTCCCATCCGGCCTCGTGCATGCCCATTAGTTTTCGAACAACAAGCTTCTGAGCAAGCGGAGTAAACGGAACCTTCATTGCTTTGCGGCTCTCTACGAACGCACTCCAAAGCTCGGGGTCTATGTAGGATGGAAGTGCGATCATTTGATGATCCGGTATGCCTTGAAACGCTTACCGTTTTGTTCTACCCACTTGTCGATAATGATGTAGCCGGTATCGCGCTTTATCTCACTCACTCGACTGGCCAATTTCAAAGTGCCGCAGTCATAGACCGCTTGCAAACCTGTACACCAGCCTTTACGAAGGCGTTTGATGATTAGGTCGTGTTGGGTCATTTCACTGCCTCGCTTTGTTTTGCATTGCACTTCGCGGCAGCCGCGCGCCAATCGCCCTTGCAGAACACCAGCACGTTCTGGTGAACCTTGCAAAGTTTTCGGCTTGGAACAAACATAGACGCCACACGCATGCTTGCAGTTCCAAT